GCTCCGGCAGTCTTCGAGCTGATCTTCAAGGCGATGGTGAGCACAAAAAACTTGAAAAGGCTGCAGAGCCTTCGCGAGAGTCTGCAGCCGAACTCGACCTCGACCGAATCCTGATAGCAGGATCTCGGCGCGGGCTGGAGCACTCCGCGATGATGCGGATGCAACTCGGCGCGATCGTGGACTATTGCGTCGAGTATGACAACCAGCAGACAAAAGCAGAGAAGGAGGAGCAAGATCCGCCTCGCAGGAAAGCGACACAGGCGGACATCGACGCCTTCTTCGGTTAATTAGGAAAGGGTGCACAGAATGGCATCGGGCAACATTAAAGGGATTACCATTGTTTTTGACGGTGATACCACAAAACTCGACAAAGCCCTGCGAGAAGTACGCAACAGCACGAAGGGCATCGACAAAGAACTCCAGCAGGTCAACAAGGCGCTCAAGTTTAATCCGGGCAACGTCGAACTGCTCGCGCAGAAGCAGGATCTGCTGAAGCAGAAAGTCCAGCAGACTGAAAAGTCGCTGAAGGATCTCAAGAACATGCAGGCGCAGATGGACGCGCAACACGTTGATCCGGGCAGCGAAGAGTACCGGACACTCCAGCGCGAGATCATCACGACTGAGTCGAAGCTGAAGCACTTCCAGGGCGAACTACAGCAGACAGCGATGCAGGCCTCGAAGATCTACCAGGTCGGCCAGGCGTTCGACGATGCTGGCAAGAAGATCGAGAGCGCAGGGCACTCGATGGCAGGACTCAGCCAGGCGGCCGGGGCCGTGTCCGTCGCTATGGCGGGCATCACGTACAAAGCGGGCGCGATGGCTGACGACCTGAACACACTGTCGAAGGTGACCGGCATCAGCACTTACGACCTGCAGATGTACGCTGCGGCGGCTGACCTCGTTGACGTATCTGTCGAGGCAATGGCTAAAGGGCATCAGAAGCTAAAAAAGAGCATGCTGTCCGCGTCTGAGGGTGGCGAAACTCTGAAGTACTTCGAGCAGTTAGGCATCTCTGTCACAGACAGCAACGGTGAGCTGCGCGATGCGAACGACGTCTTCAATGAGACGATCCAGGCACTCGGCAAGATGGAAAACGAAACCCAACGTGACGCGATCGCGATGGCCATCTTCGGGAAGTCGGCAGGCGAGCTTAACCCGCTCATCGAGGACGGCGGTGAGACCTACGCGAAGGTTGCGAAGATCATGGAAGAACATGGCCTCGAGCCGATCAGCCAGGAAGTGCTCGACCAGGCGAACGCGTTCAACGATAGTCTCGACACCATCAAATTGGTCGCAACGCAGGCCCTGCAGATCATCGGATCTAAAATCGCGGCGTATCTCGTCCCGATCATGGAAAAGGTCGCGGATAAGGTCGCGGCGTTTGCTGAGTGGCTCGCTTCGCAAGATGGCGAAGTGCTTGCTAAGATCATGGGCATCTTGGGTGCGATCGCTCTGATCTCTCCGGCGCTGATCGTCGTCGGCAAGGTGATCAGCATGGTCGGCTCGGCGATTCAAACAGCGACGCAGATCGTCGGAGGGCTGTCGAAGGCGATGTCGTTCCTCGCGGCGAACCCGATCGTGCTGGTGATCGCTGCGGTGGCTGCGCTGGTTGCCGGTATCGTTTATCTGTGGAAGACGAACGAGAACTTCCGGAACTTCATCATCTCGATGTGGACGGCGATCACGACGTTCTTTTCGAACACGATCACAGCGATCAAGACCTTCTTCATAAATGGCCTGAACGCGATCAAGGCAGCCTGGAGCGCAGTTACTGGATTTTTCTCCGGCCTGTGGTCGGGCATCAAGAATGTGTTCTCGGGTGTTGCGAGCTGGTTCGGCTCGGTATTCAGTAACGCATGGCAGGCGATCAAGAGCAAGTTCAGTAGCTGGTCATCGTTTTGGGGCGGTCTGTGGACGAGCATCAAGAATAAATTCAGCAGCATTGGCACGCACATTGCATCGGCTATCAGCGGAGCGGTCAGATCAGGCATCAACGGTGCACTGTCTCGGATGGAGTCTATCATCAACGGCGGCATCAGCATGATCAACGGAGCGATCGGACTGATTAACAAGATCCCGGGCGTAAACATCGGCAAGATCGGGCGGCTGAGTCTTCCGAGACTCGCTGAAGGCGGCGTCCTCAATGGAGCGCAGACGGTCATCGCTGGTGAAGCAGGCCCGGAGGCTATCATCCCGCTCGACAAACTGTTTGCGCAGATGGACCGCATGGCCGAGAAGATGGCGGGCGAGAACAATGCGAGCCCGGTGGTCATCAATGTCTACGGCGCGGCCGGTCAGAGCGTCAATGAGCTGGCAGCTGCAGTCGAGGCGCGCATCATTGAAGCGCAGAAAAGGAGGAGATTAGCATGGCAGTAAAACCGACGCCGAACAACAGCCTGTACAAGGGCTTCACGTTTGACGGCATCGACAGCAGAGACTACGGCGTCTACATCTCGGGCGACGCCGTCTTTGATTCGCCCGAGCGCGATGTAGAAATGATCGAGATCCCCGGACGCAATGGTTCGTTCGCCCTGGATAAGGGACGCTTCGGAAACATCACGGTCTCGTATCCTGCGGGGCTTTTCGGTGAGGATGAGGCAAGCTTCCGTGAAGGCATCCGTGCGCTGAGAAACGCGCTGGCGAGTCGCAAGGGCTACTGCCGCCTCGAGGACGATTACAACCCGAACGAGTACAGGATGGCCGTCTACAAGAAGGGCCTCGAAGTTGATCCCGCTCTTCTGAAGGCTGGCGAATTCACCATTGAGTTTGACTGCATGCCTCAAAGATGGCTCAAGTCCGGCGAGACGGCTGTCTCTGTCGCAAGCGGCGGGCAAATCACAAACCCGACTTTGTTCGAGTCGCATCCGCTTCTTCAGGTGTGGGGGTACGGCGATATTGTCATCAATGGGGAAAGCATCACTATAAATGATCATGAAATTGGAACCATTGTGCTTGCAAACGAAAAAACGGCCAGTTATACCCTGTTGAACAGAGAACGTGCAGCACTTTTGCGTGATACAGATATTGTTACGCTGGGGCACTCAACATCATCGTACAATTGGTATTATGACAAACTCTACACGTTTACGGGGTGGACACACACAAGCACATATAGCGATCTGCAAGTGTCTGTAACACAGATAGAAAATGAGGGGCGGCTCAATTTTGCCGTATCAATAGATTCATTCTCTTGTGAATATGCGGATGCGTCTGAAGTAGACCCCAGAGTGGCGTTGACTTTGAATTTCGCAAAGGACGGCACGCAATATTCTGTTCTGGCTAACATCGTTGTTGAATTGGAGTATGGCACGCTCGGTTTTGATAAGGTGTTCCGGTTCGGTATCAATTCGATAAGGACTGATATAAGCGACATCATTAAAAAAAGGGAATGGGGTCAAACAATTATTGGCGGCGTTACGGGGTATAGCACCAAAACCACCCTTGGTGAACCGCTGTACTTTGATTTGGGCATTGGCGAAGCATACAAAATCGAAAATGGTGAAATTGCTGGCATTAACAATGCTGTGACCATACCCGCCAGATTGCCGGTACTTGCTACAGGGGTCAACACAATCACATATGACGACACGATAACGCAGTTTAGGGTCGTGCCTCGTTGGTGGGAGGTGTAGCGTATGATTCCAATTTTGTACGAATCGACCGAGACCGCCTTCGCATCGAACGGACTCGGCAGACTGCGAGATTGTATATCTTGCAAAGTTACCGAAGAAAGAAACGGCATCTTCGAGTGTGACTTCGAATATCCTGTCGACGGTGCTAATTACGACCTGATCCAATGCGGGCGCATCATCGGTGTGACGCACGACGAGACAGGAGATGTCGAGCCGTTTGACATTGTGAGCTACTCGAAGCCTATCAGCGGGGTCGTCTCTTTTCATGCGGTGCATATCTCATACCGTCAGCGCGGAATCGTTGCTCGCGGGACGAACATCAACAGCCTCGCGGATGCTTTTGCGGTGCTGACATCGTCCGCACAGCCGTCGAATCCGTTCACATACGAAGCAGATTTCACGTCGACGGCTTATGCGTCGTCATTCGACGGAACTCCACGGTCTGTGCGTCAGTTCCTCGGCGGTATCGAGGGCAGTATCCTCGACGCTTACGGCGGAGAGTATGAATTCGACCGTTTTCGCGTCATTCTGCACCAAAGCAGAGGACAAGTCCGCGACTTCGTAATCCGTTACGGCGTCAACTTGCTCGACTACAAGGACGATACCGACTACTCCGAGACCTATACGTCTTGCGTCCCTTATTGGCGCGGAAACGATAACGGACAGGACATTACTGTCGTAGGAAACCGCGTCGACCTTGGCGGGACTGCATACAACGGACAGAACATCTGCGCGTCTATTGATTTGTCGGACAAATTCGAGAACGTACCGACGACGGCGGAACTGGAGACGCTCGCGCTCACTCTGATGCGGTCGAAGCAGACAAACCTTCCCGCGCAAAACATCGCTGTCGACTTCGTTAGATTACAGGACATGGGCTACGAAGGTCTTGACAGCCTCCTACAATGCAATTTATGCGACTCAATAAAAGTCGAATTCCCTCGCTACAACATGAGCGGGACATACAAAATAGTAAAGACCGTTTGGGACGTGCTTTCTGACAAGTACGATTCAATGGAACTCGGTCAACTGTCCACAACGCTCGCGGAGGCTTTAGGCATCCAGTCGCAGACCGACACGCTCCAAAGCATCGACGACTTGACTGTGAACGACCTGAACGTCACAGGCGGCGCGTCGATCGCGTCCGCGCTTACTGTCGGCGGGGTGGATGTTCCAAACTGCGAGCACACGGTATCAAGTGGTAGCGGGTATCGTTATGACTTTTACAAATATAGCAATGGCTTGCTGATGATCGCGCTTTACTGGGGCGGTACTACAACGCACTATACGCAATCGCTCGGTGGGTACGGTCGAAATGTTTCTTTTAACTGGGGATCGGATCACGCTTTTAATGGACTCGGCTATTCTTGTTTTCACACTTGGAAAGTCGGTAGCGGATTCGCAGAGCCAGCGGGTATGATTAAGCAATCGGCTTATGGGGTCAATTTGTATTGTGTAACAAATACAACAGGAACGCAGTCTACCGAGATAAATATGCTATGCGTCGGCAGATGGAAATAGAAAGGCAACAAATGAAAATACTACTCATATCAGGACATGGCGCGGGCGACTCCGGCGCGGTGGGATGCGGACATAAAGAAGCTGACCTGACAAGGACGGCGACGAACGTCCTATCAGGTAAGCTCGCCGCCTACGACGTGAGCGTCTCGCGGTATCCTGTCGCAAGGGACGCGTATCAGGACAACAAAAACGGCTCTTTAGCGGTGCATCTCGACGGCTTCAACTTTGTCGTCGAGGTGCATTTCAACTCCTACAACGGCGACGCATACGGAACAGAAGTCTTGTACAAGCCGCCCGGGATGAAGGCACTCGCCACGAAGGTCTCGGCAGCGATCGCGTCCGTCGGCTTCCTCGACAGGGGAGCAAAGCAGCGCACAGACCTCGCGAACATGAACAGGTGCGCGAAGCTGGGCGTGCCGTACATCCTGATCGAGACGTGCTTCATTGACAACAAAAACGACATGAAGATCTACGAGGCGAACCTGTACAACGTATGGGACAAAGCTGCAGCTGCAATCTGCTCCTACTACGGCATCAAAAAACTCGCCAACAATGGCGGCGATGCAGGGGAGACCGGATGGGTAAAGAAGGGCAAGGACTGGTACTGCTACGAGAAGGGCATCCCTGTGAAGTCCGCATGGCGCAAAGACAGTAAGGGGTGGTGCTATCTCGGCAAGGACGGGAAGATGGCACGCAACACCTGGGCGAAGGATAAAAAGGACTGGTGCTATGTCGGCTCTGATGGTCACATGGTCACGAGTAAATGGCAAAAGGACAGCACAGGATGGTGTTATCTCGGCAAAGACGGTCACATCCTCCGGGACACATGGCTGTCTGACGGCGGCCACAGTTACTTCCTGAAGAAGGACGGACACATGGCCACAGGCAACGTCAGCATCATTGAAACATTCGACGGATCAGGCAAGTGGGTAGGAGGTAGGCAGGCATGACAGGAGCACTTATATCGGCATGCGCTGCTATCCTCGTGTGCCTGATCAACAACTACTTCGTCGAGAAACGGCACCGGGAAAAGAGCGACACCGACTTTGAAGTGCTCAAGGCGACCATCACCGAAGAGATCCGCCACTTGACCAAAGAAGTCGAAAAGCACAACAACGTCATCGAGAGGGTGTACGCCCTCGAGACAAAAGCGGACGTCTTCGAGGAGAAGATGAAGGTCGCAAACCATCGCATTGATGACCTGGAGGAGGCGAAGAGATAATGAACAGATATAACTGGAAGCAGTGGCTGCGGGCTGCGCTGATCCGCATGGTCAAGACTATGGCGCAGACGGCCGTCGCCCTTATCGGCACCAACGCGATCGGCGTCACAGACGTCAACTGGGTAGCGGTCGGATCTGCATCGGTGCTGGCGGGCATCGTCTCACTGCTGACATCCGTCGCGGGTCTGCCGGAGGTCGACGACACGCGGATCTATGACATGACGTCGAAGAAGTGACTCGACAGTAACTCGATGCTAACTCGACAGTAACTTAACAAATACTTACTAACGACTTAATAACCAAACGATAAGTAAAGAAATAACCAAAAATTTTACTTAATTAAGCAAATGACCGCATCGGTTCAAACTCCGACCGCACGCGGGCAAAGCAGGGGCTCTTCGGAGCCCTTTTTTTGTGCCTGTAACGAGAGAAAGCAAAGAAAAAGACCGAGTGGTCGTGCTCGGTCTTGCGCGTCTTAAATCGGCGATTTTTCGTTAGTGCCCCGGACGCAGGTCGTCGTGCAGCGGAGCTCTGAAAGTGATCAGCGACTTGACGTTCTTCGCGGAGTCTGCCGTGACGTACGGCATGACGCTCAGGATCTCCGCGCCCTGGTCCTGCAGATCCTGCAGATGAGCGTCTAATGCGTTACCACGCCCCCAGGCTTCACCGATCGCCGTCATCGAGATCAGGAACACTGTCGCATGCACACGTCCGTCGGTGGGGACGGAGACTGTGCCTGTTGCGCTCGTTGTTGCTTTTTTACCAAATGCCATTTTATCGCCTCCAATCAGTGCCAAATGTAATTTTATGAAATTATACCATAAAAAGTGCTTGCATAGTAGCGTGGCAGGGCTTATACTGAGTACGTGGTAAGTATTCCTAAAATCATAAGAAAAGGAACTGGTAGAGAATTTCCAATTCCCTGAACCAGTTCCAACAACTGAATACTGATCTATTAGGTCTACTTTATCACAGCGGAGTTACCATGACAAGTACGTGTGTAAAGGAGGCCTAATTATGAAACGTACAAAAGCAACGCGCTATGTCGGCTTAGATGCACGATCAGCGGCTGAACTCGGCGAGCTTCTCACAGCAAAGTGTGAAGAGCTCCGGGAGTTCAAACCTGAGATCGTGTGGAATCTTGGCAACGGCAATAGCGCGTTTTTGGTTTACGACGAACTGTTTGAAGAACCGGAGAACGCGAAGGACAGATTCATCCTAAAAGGGGAGACCTACACGTGCGGCGAGTGCCCGTTCAAGTATCCGATCACAGACGGCAGAAGCCATCACAGATGGGCATGCGAGCGAGCGAAGAGCGGCACAGACGAAGACATCGCTGCGTGCAACTGGTTCTACGAGAAGCTCGAAAAAGGGGAGGTTTTTGAATGACGCACAGAGAATGGCAGGCTGAAGTCGAGAAGCAGCTCGTCCTCCAGGGGATGAACAGGAAGCAACTCGCGAAGCAGATCGAGCGCGGCTACAGTTACGTGACCGGCGTGATCTGCGGGCAGATACGGAGCGCGAAGACGGTCGGACTGATCAGTGAAGCACTCGGCATCGAGCCCTACAGCGAGTAGG